ACTTTTGTGATGTTGTGAATACAATCTTTAAGTGGTTGTGGACCAGGTGCTTTTCCTCCTGAAGTCACAAGAAGAGCTCCTTTTTGACGAATATCTGAAAAGTCAAATACCGGAGTTGATGATTTAGAACCCATATAAGATTCAAGTAATACCTTAATAGCATCAGCCCACCCTTCAATTGAATCTCCAATCAAATATCTTCTTGTTCTCGTTGGATTTGGTTTTTTAATTTCAGGTAGTTTGTCTACGTGGTGTTTTTGTACTGAGAATCCAACTCCAGTTCCACCCAAAAGTAAGAACATAGTTTCTGAAAACGCATCTGTGTGATCAATTGGTAGGTACGCACAGTTATAAACTCTGTTTGGTGAAATCTCAATTGGTTTTCCACCAAACTGTAAAGATCTCATAGATGGTAGAATTTTCTTATCATACACCAACTTGTATACATTCTCAATTTCATCTTTAATTTGTGGGTATTTTTTCTGGTGCATCTCTTTATTTCTTGTTACCAGTTCTTCCCAGGTCTCCCTTCTGTTAAGTTCAGGGACAAATTTGGCATATTTCATATGCACAGTTATATCACTCAATATTTTTTGTGAAATATCCATAGTTTGTAAATTTAATTATTTTATTTTTAATTTTTTTTCTGATCTTGTTTTTTTTCGTTCTCTCTTTGTTGTCTTTTTTCTAACAATTCCTTAACTCTTTGTCGTTGTCTTTCCTCTTTTTGTTCCTCAAGACCTAAGAATGTGGTTGTAGATTCTGTGTCAATATCAAGCATTGCATTATCAAATTTGCAATTTTCAAATACCACACCGTCATCTCCTATGCGAGATTTGGTAATTGCAATTGTGGCTAGTTTCATTTCTTTTTGTTGTAATGATTTTGCAACTGTTATAATTACGTGACCTACTTGTGCTTTTTTAATTGATCCACCCATTTGATCTGTTGTTACGACATCTGAAGATATTGAGGATCTGTTTCCTTGTGTTGCGGTCCATCCAACAATATTCAGTTCGTGACACATAGCTTCAAATGCCCTCATTACAGATCCTTCGCTTTTCCATTCATCCCCAAGGTTTTTGTCCGGAACAACACAATCAATATAATCCAAAATTACCATATCAATTTTTGTACCATCAGCAATCATCTTTCTGACTTGATTTTTAATCTGATTCATAGTTACGGTATCTGAAGCCAACTTTTTCATTATCAACTCATTTGACATTGTCTCCTTGATTTCCTTTACTTTATTCATCACCTCATCTTTTTTATCTGACAATTCGTCAGGGTGAATCTTTGTCCAAAGGGTAAAATGTTTCCTTTGTATCACTTTTGGGTTGTCTTCAAAAAATATTTGAAGAACATTAAATCCAAGGTTAAACGCATGATTAGCAATCTTTGTTGTTAGTGTTGATTTACCAACTCCGGTTGGTGCAAGGATTACACCGATTTCTCCTTTCGCTAATCCTCCTTTTAACAATCTGTCAATACCAGGTATTCCCATTGGAATTGGGTGTCTGTAGTCGTCATCTAGCACTTGGTCTAGGTTTGAAAAGACATCCATCGCACTTGTGTCTTTTGAACCAACCAATAAGGCTTCTCTTACCAATTCTTCTAATGTGTCGTAGTTTTCAAACTCTCCACCATCAATAATCTTTTGAGCCTTTTTCATCACTTTCTGTAACTCTTGTTGTTTACAGAATTTAAGTGCTTTTTCTTGTACGAAATCTACCCCATCAATAGGTGCGTCCTTGATTTTCTTAATTGTGTCAAGTACAACCTTGATTGCAGTTTCTTGTTGTAGTTCGGATTTTGCGACCTGTTCTAGTGTTTCAAACGAAGGAGTATGATCGTATTTTTTATAATACTCTTTAATCATCTGGATAATGATTTTAAAGTACTTATTTTCAAAATAATTATTCTCAATCACATCAATTATAGAGTGTGAAAACTCTTTGTCTAAAATGATTTGGTTAAGTAATTGAATCTGAAAATTGTTTCCGAGATACTCAAAGTTTTTGTTTGTCGCCATAAATTTTTCCTCCTATTAGTAATGATAAATACTACTAATTTTAGATAAATTGTGGATAAAAATAATTAAATTTCTTATCTGAAAAAATGTCAGTAAGGTCTGATAGAATCCCTTTCAGCTTTGGGCGTAGGTCTACGGTATATCTGACCTTTGGTGGGTACACTTTTGCATCAAATGATCTCTGACAAATTGTCATATTATCAACCTTAATATAAAGGTTAAAATTTTCCTGACCTTCAGTAATTGAAGTGTTAAGTACATCCGGATTCTCCATAATTTCATATTGGTTGTCCAACATATAAACCACAGATCTCATCTTCAAATCATACTGAAGATTGTAACAAAAGGTTTTAATGTAGTCATAAAACTCTTCTGATTTGTGAGCATTCTTGTTGAATCCTTTAACATTGAAGAATCTTTGTACTACGATGTTGTCGTTACACATTAACAAAAACTCTACTTTTGTTGCTTCTTGATCTCTCATTTTTTACTTTTTTGTTTTGTTTCTAAATTTTGTTTTTTCTTTTCTTGATAGTTTTAAAAATGGTTTCAAAAAATTCACCCAGGCTTCATCACCCTTTGGGAGGAATTTGAAGAATCCGTCTTCCATCATCATTCTAATTAGATTTCTATGTCCTCTTCCGTCTGGATCCAATGACTCGGAGTAATATAATCTAACCAATTCTTTTCCTTCTTCTGTTATTAGTGGGTTTGCAAGATCCACTAACTTTTCGTTGATAATAAAGAACTCATCCCCAAATATTCCCTCTTTGGTTTTTCCACTTAGGAGATTTTGTAAGGCTACATTTCCTTTTTGTTCCGTAAGTAACTGTTCAGCCTTTGTTAAAATATCGGCATATTTAACTTCAGTATCAAGTATTTCAGGAAACAATTTAAGAAATGTTTTTTCACCCAGATAAAAAATACCATCGATATTATCCGAACTATCACCGGTCAATATCTTATAGGTTTTTACATTATAATGTGGGATTTCAGCTTCATACATTTTAACTAAATCTCCATTCTTATAATACTTTTTTTGTTGTGGTGAATATATTGTTACCTTTTCAGAAATTAACTGTGTAAGATCCCTATCTGATGAAAATATAGTTTTATCTTCATCTTCAGAAATCTGACAATAATATGCAATAAGATCATCAGCCTCAGATTTTTCAATCTCAAGTTGTCTTACAAACATTTCTTCCAGGTATTGTTTTACTCTTTGTTTTTGATTTAAAAAAGATTGTTCTTTAAAATCTTCCTCGTCTTTTTCTTTACGATTAAGTTTGTATTTTGGGTATAGTAATCTTCTTTCAGATGATGAGGTTTTACTATCCCAAAATACAACTACCTTATTGTAATTAGTTTCTTCAAGAAACTTCCTTAAAGTGTTTAAAAAGTGCCAGGTACCCCCAACGTGTTCTCCTTTGTTAAAGAAATCCCTAACACCGTGAAATCCAATTTTTAATAGGTTGTTTCCGTCAACCAATAAGGTTTTAGTCATTTAATTCTTCATTTGTCTGGTTTGACAATACTGGTTCTTGTGTTGTGATATAATCACCTAAAAATTCACTAAAGATTGCCTCCATAACTGGGATACAAATTGAGTTACCGGCTAATGAAACGTGTCCTTTTGTTGATAATGATGTTGTTAGTAATTTATCAATATCATCTTCGTGTACACCCATAAATCTATAACCTTCTCTTGCGGTAATATTTCTTACTCTACCATCTTCAGTCATAATCTGTGGTGATCCACTTGTTGTAAGACAAGGTGAACAACCGTCAATAGAGTAAATTCTTCTTGATTGGTCGTATTTAACGTCATCTCGTCTGGCAATAAGTTTACAAACTGTATTACCTTTTGGTTGGTGTACCGTATATGGACAGTCAATAAAAAGTTCTGGGTCCTGGGTATCTTCAATAAAAGATCTCATAGGAACTCTTGTTTTTTTATGGTTATCCACATTTTCCATTCTTTGTTTTACGTCTTCTCTATCACTATTAAGTACAGAAATCATAAAAACTCTTTCTCTATTTTGTGGACACCCAAAGTCGGCACCATTAAGTAGTCTCCAGTATGACGTGTATCCAAGACCCCTTAAAAAGTAGATGTGTTTTTTGAAGTTATCGTAGTGGTTTTTTGAAATAAGGTTTTTAACATTCTCCATCAAAAGATACTTTGGTCTATTTGAGGCTAATATTCGTTCAACGTCAAATAACAACCCACTTCGTGTACCTTCTTTAATTCCTCTTTGTACCCCTGAGATTGAGATATCTTGACAAGGGAATGAATATGTTAATAGGTCACATTGTGGAAATGTGTTTTCGTCAACTTTTGTAATATCACCCAAGTTTCCAAGTTGTGATGTATGAAGTACCTCATAACATTCATTTGCTTGTTTGAAGTTGTCGCAATTTGCAACAACTTCATGTTCAACTCCAATATATTTTAGTGCTAGTTCTTGTGTTCCGTACCCGGAAAATAAAGAAACAACTTTTAATTTATTCTTGTTCATAAACTTTTTCTTCTTTTTCTGTTTTCAAATCAAAATCTCCATCTACACCGATTATTTGTTTCCAATATTCGGCTTGTTCACTCTTGTAAGTCTCAATTGACTTTTTCTCTTCTGCAGCATCT